CGTCGGGGTCTCGTACCGTCAGGTCAAAGAACAGAGCGCTCGGGTCCACAATGCGCACGACTGGACGATCTGCCTTGGCATTCCAGCTGGTTTTGAAGATTCCCCGCTTGCACAAGACGGCGTCGATGAGAGCTGTTGCGGCTCTCCGGCGCATACGGTTGGTTTGGAAAATGTACTCCATCAAGCCAGACACAGCCGGTGCTGCCTCTTCGCTCAACGGAGTACGTGCCATTGCGGCAACTTGCGGGTTTGGTCCCAACAAAGCACTCACAGCCGTGTCAGCAATCGCATAGATCAAGTTCTTGCTGCACAGATAGCTCTGAGTTGACCGGTCCAAGTTCGAGCCCTCAAGGTTGTAGAACTCGCCTCGGTAAAACTTGCGCGCTTTATCAAACTGCTTTTTTTCGTGCCGGTTGTAATGACGCAAGTGCCGGTCGATTAGCTTGTCAAGACTAACCACCGTAGCTGCCCTTGTTTCCGCCGTGAGGGTTGCCCTTCTTTTTCTTCATGGACTTTTTGGCTTCTTTGTCTGCCATGCGGGCTTTCTTCTTGGCGGCTTGCATCATCTTAGCAAAGTCTTGCATTGTCAACTCCATCTCGACATAGGTTTGAACGGTGTATTGGCTTCCCGGCGTTTCCGGTCTTTGTACTTGTCAAGGTCACCGATGGTAACCTGCCCAGGAATATAATCCGATTGTACTTCACTTTCACTAAGAGTAAATCGACGGCGTGACAAAACATCTGCAGCCATGACGGCTGTACGGGCACGGTCAAAGTGGTGTGTGACGCCATCAAAGCCCTTTACGCGCTTCTTTCGTGAACCGTCGTAGTTCAACAACTGGTGCAACATCCCACGACTCTTGAGTTTCAGGTCTTGGTCGGCCAGCATCTTGACCAGACGCGCCTCGGCTTCACGCAATCGTTTTTCCGTTGCGTACCATCCCGGATGGTTGCGGTTGGTCCACAACAAGTTTTTGGCTCCGTTGTCCTTCAACAGTGCGATGCACGCAGCAGCGTTCGACTCCACAGCCAGTAGCGCCATGGAGTATCTGCGTTGAACAGTGAGTAGTCGTTGGTAAAAGCGGTCGGGAGACTCTCTGCCCTCCCAGAACGCCACCTCTCGCTGCTCCAACGCATCGAACACGGTCAAAGCAGACTGGTCACCTTTCGCACCAAAACCTGCAGGGTCGGCGGTAATGATGTACTGGTGACCGGGTTGNGGNGACTCAATCTCATGACACTTGTACGCCCCCATCTGAGGGTCGGGGNTNCTCTCCGCCAAGTACGCTTTGAGCACGTCAGCAGGGATTACAGGGTCTGTGGCACCCAACCACCCATCGTAAGGGTCTGACGGATACTTGCACGAGAACAACCGAGCATCACCAACAAACTCGGTGCCAAGGGCGCGACGACGAAACGCCAAGTTCCGTAGGGACATGCCCTGGTGCTTAGTTTGGTACTCCCGTTCACTGACTGTTGGTGCAAACCCTTTCTCCAGTGCGATGCAGCTGTCGTCCTCCCACCACTCCAAGAACAATGGGTGGAAACGGCTGGTGCCTTCCATCGCTGATCGCCACATTTGTTCGTGATGACTGCCAGCGCGTCCGGGGGTGGACTCGAGAATGACCTTCGCGTTTACCCGCTTGTTGACTGTGGGGAAGATGTTGATGGCGGCTTTCTTTTGCCACTGCGCTTCACCGAACTCCGTAATGACCAAACGGTCAATCGAGCGGCCAATGGCAGGGCTACGGCCACCGGCAGTAAGAACCTTAATACCGCCGCCGTGCATGAACTGCATTTGTGTTGCTCCTGCCTTCTTGCCAGGAGCCAAAGGCATCCGCACATCGTCAGGTAGGCGCTGGTAGGCAAAGAGAATCCGCTCGAAGATGTCTTCTGCCGTGTCTTGCCTTTCCGCAATGAGCAGCCCCTTCACACCTTCAAGGTACATGCAGTCGCGCAACAACAGCATAACAGAGATGGTTGTGATCTTGGCTTGACGGAACTTGTTGACGATGACCCAGTTGTTGTCGTGGTATGCCTCCAACAACTTTCGCTGGGTGTACGTCGGAGTCATGAAACCAATCGTTTCGTCTTCTCTGACAATCTGGCACATCGACACGAATGCGTCTGGCGTTGAAAACAACGCTTTGATCTTGCCCTCATGCAAGCCTTTTGCCTTGGCAAACTTGGCTCCGCCCTTCTTCTTAGTCATGCTGCCATGGTATCACGTGACCATGGATGGGCAAAGTACTGACTCATGGGTAGAAAAGTTTTCGCTTAGTCTTGCCAAAGTGGTCGTGCACGTATACTCTTTTGTACGCACCCTCTTGGTGTGCTGGGTAGCCGCAAGGTCCAGCAGCAAGCATCAGTGGACAAGCATCAAAACTGTGAATCCTTCAACTCAACTTAACGGTTGGGGGGTGACAAAGATGTCTACCCAGCAACCGAGAGGCTAANATGTCTATTTCTACNGAACTTTTGAACACTACGTTCGCGGATCTCCGTGGACCTCTGGTGAATGCATTTGTTCGCAGCAATGAACTGTTCGATGCCCTTCAGTCCAAAGCACGGATGCCCATGGAAGGCGGAACGCTCATCGAGCGGTCCTTCTCCGGTGGTGCTCCTGCACGGGGTGTCGGTGTTTACGTCGGTGACGAGCTGCTGAACATGACCCGGCGTCAACAAATCAAGCGTTTCCAAGTGGAACCGCATCGTATTGTTGCTGCCATTAACATTCCGAAGCGTGAGCTTAACCAGAACTCTGGCAAGCTTGCTATCATTCGACTCATTGAAGAGTACCCTCAAACTGTGATGGAAGCGGCCAAGGCTGACTTGAACGCATACTTCCTGACCGGTGTGAGCCGTGGTTTGGTTTTCAACACCTCGGAACTCAAGGGTTTCCTGACCCTCAATGGTAACCNGTCTGATGGTATTGGAACCGGTGTGGCCCACGGTCTTCTTGACTTCCGTACTCCTGCTGAGCAAACCTCAGATGGTGACACGGTTCAAGGGATTGCAAAGTCCACCTCCATCTCGCACTTCAACCAGTTCGCCGACATGTCGACGACTTTCTCCGAAGCAACTCTTCGTAAGGTGTACCGTCAGTGTGCACACTACGCTGGTGGCATCGGCAAGGGTCCCGACCTGGTGATCATGGATGATGACACGTTCACGCAGTTTGAAGCTGGTAAGCTTTCCAACGTTCGTGTGAGCATCGTCGAAGACAAGACCGAAAACAGCAACACCATTGAGCTTTCGCTCGGTGTCGCTAAGACGTTCTCGTCCATCGACCTTGATCGTACAAGCAGCGGATTCAGCAGCCCATCGAGTGACGCCGAAAAGGGCGTGACTTACATGCTCAACACTGACTATCTCGAGTTCCCAACTTTGGAAGCTCCGACGATCAGTGAGTTCCAAGAGCGTGTGGGTGACCAAGACGTTGTAACTGCTATCTTCTCAATGCAAGGAAACATGATTTCGACCAAGCTCCCAGCCCACGGCTGTGTTGCTGGTGGAAACGCGTAAGGAGTGTGAATCATGGGAACTGTTAAAACAGATGCATTTAGCCGAACTTACTCGGGAGAAACTTATCCTGTTGGCTCCACTCGCGTGCAGCCTGCAGCTGAGGTTACTGACGGGGATGCTTCGCTAAGTGGTGATCGTATTTGGATGTTTGTCAAGGCAAGCTCTTCGGGTGTGGCGGCTAATGATTTGTTGGAGCGTGATTCCACGTCGACAGCATTTCAGGTCAAAACATCCTCGGCTTCTGCGGCTCTTAAGCGCATCCTCCTTGTCGGTGTTGCTCAGAACGCTATCGCAGCCAATGAGTTTGGCTGGGTAGTTGTGAAAGGTGAGTGCGTAATCAAGAGTGCTGGCGTTTCCGCAGGAAACACTCTGGCCTCGAAGGCAACTGCAGGTACGGCTGAAGCTGACTCGACTGCGGGTGCGGTGATTGGGTATGCTACCAGCGCTACTTCGGGCGGTGTTTGCGATGCTTACGTAGACCTGTATTAAGTAGTCATTACGTGATACATTAAGCGGGAGCCTCTTTACGGGGGTTCCCGCTTTTCCTTAGGAGCGCCTTGTGGACACATCCCTCAGTTCATTGCGTGCACGCATGTTCGATCTCCGTTCGTACGACACTACGGGTGAAACACTCAACCGTCGAGTTCGTGAGGTATTGAACTTGGCACTGGATCGACTGGCCGGAGATGTGCCTGAAGCGTTGATTCCCTCGGAAGCTCATGCCGTTTTGCTTCCCGACATCAAGACTGGGACTGTTTCGGCTTTCATCAAGCCGGTGAGCACCGACAAACGCATCATGCAGTTTGTGAATGCCTCAGGTGTGGGCATCGGTGTCACAGGTTCTGGCGTCACGTGGCGCCCTGCAGTCGACGGCACTTTTGACGGACTGCTCCACATTGAGTTTGAAGACAGTGAAGGACGACTGTATCGGCGTCAGTCTCTGGAGTTCTGGACTGCTGCTGACCCTGCGGAGAACAGCGCACTGGCGTACTACGTCACGCTGGATCGTCCGTGGAAGGATGTGTCGTCAACACCGTTATCTTTCCGGTTGCACCAACCTGAGTTCTTCTTTGAAGACGATGTCATGCAAGTGCTTGAGCCTGCACGAATCTTTGACGACACTCGGCAGCAGGTGTGGCAGATCGACACCGCAGGTGCATATCGACAAGACATGGTGGACTTTCGTGGCAACGATACCGGTCGACCGTACCGTTGTTGGCGTGGAAGACACTTTCAAATCCCTGCACCCACAGAGGCGCCCAAAGTCGCACCCCTCAAACCTCGCAGGCAAGAGCCGCTCTCAGACGACTTGTTGTGGGGAGAGTCGGGAAGAGTCGCTACAGATGATGCGCTTCAAACAGGTGAGTGGGGAATCTGCTACACCTACGTCATTGGGCGGAGAGACCAGGAGTGGCAGCAAGGTCCCATGATTGCTCCTGGTGGTCATGAGGTGCAGGACAGCACGTTCAAAGTCAACTGGGCTTACCAACCAGACACTTCTCCTGAAACGGGGCACGCTCGATTGTCTGGCGTCAACGACCCCTTGTGGGAGAGCGCACCCTCGCCCATCACCCGTTTGACTCACAAGCCCAACTTCAGCGCTGCAGAGGGCGCAGACATCTTCAGTGCTTTGGTGCTGTCAGCGACGAACATTGATTCGATGCTTGGGTTTGGTGACTCATTAACGCTTTCGCGATTCGGCCGCTCTGGCGTTCGCATTCGCTACTACGTTGCCCACCTCAGTAAAAACTCCGATGCGCCTGCAGAGTACACGGCAGTTGAAACAAACAATCGGTTCTACTTTCTTTGTGAGGTCGAACCGACATACGACCAGATTGCTACGTTGCCAACTGGTGTAGACCCGGCGGTGTACAGAGAAACATTGCCTGGCGCCCGCATCATTTGGACAGGAAAGCAACTGTACGACTACCACCGTCCGGTGAAGCACAGCACAGGCTACTTTGCATGGAAGGTGTACCCACACCAAGACGAGCGATACGAGTTGGACTTTCGAGTTCTGCGGTTGCCTCGAAAGTTCATTGATGACCGCGACACCGCTCCGATCCAGAGGGACGCCATACCCTGCCTACTTGAGTTGGCGCTGCACTACATGTCCCTAATCGATGGGGCAGATCAGATCGGCGCGCAAGCGCATATGCAGCGGTACATGGAACTTGTGAAAACATATCGAAGACGCTACGCTAACCCCGGCCGTATTGTTGAACCTGTGCCGCTACTCGGCTACTCTCGTAGGCACCGTTACGGTTCATTCAAAAGCAGCGAATAGCTGAGACACCCACCAACACGAGGTTACCGTGAAACTCCATTCCATCCGACTTGCCATGCCTAAGCCTTGCCTGGGCGACGTAGTGTTCCGCGAAAACTTGAGCGGCCAGTACGAAGAAGCAACTGTTTCTGCAATCTTGACACCCTCAGTGCAAAGCACCAGCTGGAGTGCAACGCTGCTCACACGCAATGGTATTGAGTTCTTGGCGTCTGACGTTGACTTGAAGAGCAAGCATGACTGGATGCCTCTGGGATGGACCCTGACACCTGAAGGGTGGGTCGAGCCGGAGGACGGTGCTTCGGGAATGCAGGGCAAAGTTGCTCGTCTTGAAGCGACGGTTGCCAAGTTGCAAGCCACCATTGATGACCTGAGCGCTTCATTGGAGGCTTTTGCAAACAACGCCTCTGCTCCCGAGGCTGACATCGAATCTGCAGACATCAAGTTTGTCACTCTTCCTTCTCCCGAAGATGGTGAGAAGTTCATGACTTGGCGATCACGAGCTGTGAAGGCCTCGCCTTTTTTGAAGGGCCATGAAAATGGACAAACCATTCTTCGTGACGCTTGGCACAACAAAGCGTTCGAGAACATTGAAGTGACCCTGTAGTCCTGAGGAAGGAACATGGCGAGCCCCACCAACCAAACTACTGTTCAACTGACGATTCCTCCCGGCGAGTCGCAGTTGCAGTATTCGGCTTCGTTGCTCGCCCAGCGTGTCCTCAACTTAGAGATGACCCCTGAGGACACGCTTGAGTCCGTCCGCGGTCCCACGCCGTACCAAGACGCCCCATACTACAGCGTTGGCGCCAAAGATGCAGATGTTGTAGAGACGACGCCGCACAGCGTCTTCCACACAACACTGGTGGCGGGAGCGGCTCCCATGTTGCTTGCTCGTTTTGGTCGAGTGCTTTGGCGCCACATGGGCGGTGGTTCATCGAACGGAGCAGGTAGTTGGGTTGCGTTGGTCACCGACTTGAACGATGACGACCGGGCAAGATTCCCTGATCAGTACGTGGTCATGAATGACAAGGTCATCTTTACGAATGGTGTGGATGAACCCAAAGTCATTGCTTACGACAACATGGTTGTGCCTTTGGGGTTTTCTGCAACACCGAGCACACCCACAGCCCTGTCGCCCTCTCAACCCATCTTTACCGAGGTGCCTCGCCATCTACCCAACTCACTGGGCTACTCTTGGCCCGGAGAGATTGGTACCCCAGGAGATGCTCTTGACGGGCGAACGGGGTCGGTGCTCTCGGGTGAGTGGTACTACTACGTCCAGTATGAAGATGTTCACGGCAACCTTTCTGCGTTCTCGTTGCCCAGCAACGCGGCTCGCATCTCGACAATGCAGTCTGACCCATTTGACCCCACAACCACGAAGAAAGAGGCGGGCACAGAGATCGACGACTTGACTCGCTCGTTCTTGGTGCAAGTTGCCGCCGATGCACCTCAGCACACTGTGGCGATTCACTTGTACCGAACGCCTGACACCAGACACGTCAGCACGATTCCTCAACTGCTCCGTCGCGTTGCAGGGTCATCCGGGTTTTCGTTTGGAGACTACAACTCAGACGCCAGTCTCGGTAAACAGTGGGAACAAACCGTTTCGACACCAGCGTTCAAGTTGATGTGCACGCATCAAGGCCGATTGGTGATTGCCAACACAGGTGCCGAGCCAGGGATTGTCCGTCGCTCTCAAGCAGGTTTTCCGGGTACGTTCCCTGAGTTTGAGTTCGTGTTCCCCGACTCGGGCGGTGCAGAGGTCACAGGATTGGTCTCTCATGGTGGACTGCTGCTGGCGTTCACCGAAACCAGCTTGTATTCCCTCCAAGAGTTCGCAGCACCGGTGCCCATGTCAAAAGGGATTGGTTGCGTAGCGCCTTCGTCGATTCAGGCCATGCCCGATGGAACATTGGTGTGGTTGGGTCGAGACGGGTTCTACGCACTTGCTGCAGGCACGATTACACGAATCAGCAAACCGATTCAGCGGGAGATACGCTACTTCATCAATCGAGCAAGAATGCGTCAAGCGTCTGCTTCGGTCGATGCAGTCAGTGGCGAGTATCGTTGCGCAATCGCTCCGGCTGGCTCGAACTTCAACGATCTGTTGCTTATCTTTGATGGGCAGTACTGGCGACGTCAAGAGTTGGGCTACCACATCGCAGACATCTGCCAAACCGACGACTGGCGCCAATACAACCTGTTTGCTGGGCGCGAGTTGAAACCGGAAGAATCGCGAGGACCCGATGACGTCACTGTGGATCTGACGTCCAATGTGTATGTGTTGGGTCGAGAACGTCCTGACCACGAGTTTCCAGACCGCAAAGTCCGGTACAGATCTGCTTGGATTCGGGGTGACGATACAGGATTGACCCCTCTGAATATCCGATCTCTGTACTTGGGAATGGTTGATGCATGGAACGGCGACGCCACCATCCGGTTTTATCGCAACGGTTCATGGGACCCCGTAACTGAGATCACTGATTTACGACTGCTTGGCGTAGACGACGAGTCCAACGTGGTTCGAGACATTGCGGGTGAAGCCGTCTTGGGCCAAGCAAAGACCCACTATCCTCGACTGTACTGGCGCCAAGTTCCTGTGGACTTGCGAAACGTCAACACTTGGGCGTTTGAGATTGAGGTCGAATCGCCCGAACGATTGCACTTGGCGTCGTTTGCATTCGACATGAGCGTCGCCACTTCGGGCAGCCCACGAGGGCGTATACCTTTTCGTGCAGACAAGTAGGTACCATGCCATTTATTTTTCAAAAACGTGTGCTTCAAAAAGAAGACGTGCTCGACCCGATTGAGTTGAACGAAGATCTTCAAACAGTCAAGGTCGTCTCTGGTGGCAACTTGGACTTGGAGAACATTGAAGGGATTGGACCTCAAGGGCTCAAGTCACTGGCCATTCCCGACAAAGAGGCCTACTACAAGTACCACACTGCCACCAACAAAACCGTTGAACCCAGTTTTGATACGGAACGTCCACTGACGTTGAACGATGAAGGTGTAAACCAGCCTCGGTTTGATGTAGATGACCCTCCAGCAGACTTGTTCTTGGTTCCGAACACCAACAGTTGGACGGTGGTAGCGGACACCACGATTACCATCACAACGGGTCAAGCAAACCTGTGGATCAACGGGTGGCTACAGTACGTCCGAAACGGTTGGTCGTTTGACTCCGTGAGCTTTGGGGCTGATGGTGATCTCGCTACAACTGTGACCAACATCTCCCAGCTGGGGTTGCACCATCTGAGCAACGGATTCTTTGGGTCTCGAGCGCACTTCGCGATTCGCGTGGACGGGCGCGTTGTTGAGTGGACCATCACGGGCAAGCAGAGTATTTTCAGTCGTTCTCCGTTGGGGATGAAGCCTGTGCAGTCTTTGAAGAAAGACAATGAGAAACTGCCGGGAACGAGGGTGCCTGACACTCGAGCTGTGTCCCCTGGACCAGAGGTCTTACCGATTCGTCTCGGGACTATCTTTCCCGTAGAACCAGGGTCGCACACGATTGAGATCGTGGCCAGACGCGTGCCTCGGCGCAAAAATGTCATGCAACAGAATGAAGACGTAATCGGTGTACACAGTCGTGAGTTGCATGTCATTGAGATGCCGATTCACGCAGTTCAAACGCTTTCATCGGATGTTTCTGACAAACAAGTCTTTGTCTTTGAGTCCGAAGACCCTGTTGAAAACAGTACGTTGGGGTCCACCGTCAGTAACTTAGCCGAAGAGAACAACGACCTCAAAGCGGGCAACATTCGGCGAGAGGCGCTGTTCAACACGCACCTACCTTCTAAGGTTGTCAGTTGCCTGCAAACCACAATCGACAACGACCACAGAGTACTGAAGGCAGCACCCCACTGGCCGGGCACGGTGCTTGAGACTGTTAGCAGCAGTTCATTTGGGTGGGGGTGGTACCAACTGCGAGACGCCAGCACTGTGTTGGAAGTTGTAACGGAAGAGCGATTTTTGGACGATGACATCATCATTTTGATGGCGAATATCTCTTTGCGTGAACTCGAAGTTCGCGGAGACGCGATTTTCATAGAGCGATTCTTAGACGGTTTTGGAGCATTCCGTTTTGGGATGAGGGACAACGTCACGAGCAGTGGGCCAGAGGACTGGAAACTGTCACCAACGACCGGCCCCGGCAGCACGGGCTACGTAAACTCCTTCCAATGGGCAGATGCCTTAGGCGGGTTCAGCGCGTTTGACGCTTTTGGTGGCCCAAACCGCCAACAGATGCAACAGTTCTTTGGTACCGAACTCAATGTGAACGTCGACATTCCATTGTTCACCGTGTTGCGTGGGTCAGACTTTGAACCGACTGCAACGAAACACTACATCGGCGTGTTTGGAGCTTCGATGGCAGCTGTTGAAGGCGGCCCAGGAGGAGGCCCTGACCACGATAACTTCGCCGGTGGCGGCATCTTTGAAAATCCGTTCATCAACTGGAATGCCGCTAATCTCATGCTCATCCATTTGAGGAAATAATGCCGCGTATCGTTCCCCCATACAGTTATCCCGACGGCACAACTCTTGACGTCGAGGCACACAACGAATCCGTGTTTGGTGAATCAGGCACGGGATTGATGGCAACCGTTGACGGCAACTTGGACATCAACAACTTCAATGAAAAGTTTCGGATTCAACCAGAACACGTCATGCCCGAACAGGCAGCGATTGGGCGTCAAGACTGGGATCAATACGAAACAACTCTGTTTTCCGATGGGGTTGGTGTAAATCAAACTGGAGTCGTCACCAACCGTTTCAATGTGCCTGGGTGCTCCGTTCGGTTTTACCAACCCTACGACGCGACCATGGCGCTTTTGCAATGGTCGTTTTTTGTTAGTCAAACAAAGTGGAAGATTGCTCGGACCACTAAACTGGGGGGTGACATTTTCCCCAGTATGTTCATCATCGCGCAACTGGACGGAGCTGATTTAAGTCACACTCTTCGACCCTTATCGATTTCCGCGATCACTGATGGTGTTCGCGGACTTCGAGCTTCTCAAGTCATCAACTGCGAACCACACAACGCACTGTGGTTTGACATGAGCCACTTAGAGGTATCGGGTCTTGCGAAGGGTTGGCACCAACTAAGATTGCAGATGGCGATGCAACACGTTGTAGACGATGACGGGGCCAACTATCAGCAAGACTTTACCATCAAGTTTGGTCAGGCACTCCGACAGTTTACGTTCTACACCATGCAAAAAGCGTCATTCGGGATTCGCAACGCTCGCGTACTGACTATGCTGTAGTGGCGTGATATATTCGCAAAGAGGTCTTGTGATGTTGAAACACTGGAAGTTGTGGCTCTCTGCCATTGTCGTTGCGCTGTTGTACGTGCTCGCAGGCGAGTCGC